CAACATCTGTAGTGTCTGTACTTACCTCATCTTCTACTTCTTTAAAACTGAGCATTAGTTGATCCAAACAACCGCCCTCGTTTGATTCCCAAGCCTTGCGGAACTGTAGGATAGGCTCTCCGCCACTAATTGGTTCAAACATAAGCCTGTTACCGCTCTTTACCAGCAAGCCTTTTTTCTCAGCCATGTCCACTAGTCCTGAATATGGATTCATACCTGTTTCATATGGAATCTTAACTTGTACGCCTTCAAACGGTTTTGCATAACGAGTTTTCATTACTTTACAACCTGCACGAATACCGCGCACATCTGAAATCTTGTTACCTGCTTCATCTTCTTTGAGCTTCATCTTCTTCATTGCAATAACAATACTTGATGCATAGATAAAGCCTTGTCCGCCTGAGATCTTGTCATCTGGATCAAACATATCTTGCGATGCATATGTGTGGTTAGTACACACCATGCCAACATTGTAACTGCCAAACATGTTCACACAGTTACGCACCAATGCCGTAAGTGCCTTGGGCTTGCGGCCTAGATCGCCTTTCATGTCGCCTTTACTAAACTGATCAACATCTGTTGGAGTTAGCAACATGCCCAAACTATCGATAATAAACAGAACTTTAGGACGCTCTCCATCAGGTAATGCTTTGTAGTCACTCATGAATGTTGAAATAGTTTTAGCAACATCATCAATCATACTCATGCTAAGTTTAAGCAGTTTATCTTCACTGGTATCTACACCTAGTGCCAAAAGCCATTGCTCATCCAGTGCGTTCTCTGAATCGACCATTACAACAAAGATGCCTTGCTCTTGAGCACTTTTAGCAATGTTACCTGATACAAAGTAACTTTTACCTGCACCAGATTCACCAGCAAACACAGTAACCTTGCCCAGTGGAACACCTTTGTGAAAGTCTCCACTGATAAGATAGTTTAGTGCATAGTTACCTGTGCTGATCCAATCTGTTGGATCATTGAACCCAATGCTGAGTCCGTCGATACTCTTTGTAATGTCCTTGCGGAACTTTGCTACGTCAAATGGTTTTGCCATGTTTCACCTGTGTAATTAAATTTAAAATGTTTTCAGCATATTGTTTATGCTGTTTTGGTCCTGGATGCAGTTTATCTGTGCCGTAATCCAAATATTTTGGCCTAGAGTAATCTCTTTCCATCATTGGCGATAGATCAATATACTTGTCGTGCGATTCAAATACTGCATGTACCCACGAGCACCCGAGCAGATTGACAAGATACAATTCTGCTCTAATTTTATTGCAATAGTTAATAACTTGATTTATGCTGTGTATATATTTTACTATTAACCATTCATAATCTGTATATTCTGTGACTAATAGATTTTTATCTTTTTTGTAATGTAACTGGATATAATCTGCTATTGTCCTAGATTTATACTTCCAAGATTCTGAAAAGTCCATTCTTGCGAAATTAGTCAATCCTAAAATCACTTTATCGCCGGCATTGATATCTGCTCTTAATAATTGATCAGTAGCACATGATATCGACGCCCCTGATTTTGCAATATTATACTCGGGCAAATTCAATTCTGATGATAACAACTGTCCAAATCTCTCATCAATGGCGACACCATCTCCTGCACTTACAGAACAGCCGGCAATCCATAGCACTGGTTGTTCTACTGTTCTATCTATAACTTTGTTAAAACTATTATAAGATATTTTTTTAATCCAATCAAGTCCTTTGACCTTGTGTTTAATCTTGCACAACATATCAATCATTACACCGTAATGGTAAAAATCAGAACTTGAATCCTCTGACAGATTTATCAACTCAATGTTATCAGCATCCAAAAAAATATCATTCATAACATCATCATGTGCCATATCATCCAGCGAAGTGTGACAATTCAAAACTTCGTTACTTGAAATTATTTTTTGGTAATTATCCTGATGCACCAAGCAAGTTTCATTGCTGTGTTTGAAGTCTACTGTGGATATCAATAATTTGCCTATTGTCATGTGTCATTTCCTTGATAAATGACATTTGCCAGGTTATATAAATCTCTGAACGTTTTCCTACTGTCTAAGTTTCTACGTTGATCTAACATTCTCAATCGACTTATGCTGTTTGCTAAGTCTTTTTCAAATGGTTGTTCGACGTATCTTAGTAAATTCTTATAACTGTCTTCTAACAAGTATCCAGGTTGCTTGTCAATACGTTTTTGTAACCTAATTTTTATACATTCTAACATATCATCAGGCAGATGTCGAACATTTAGGTAAAGAGGACTCAGTAATGCACCAATAATAAAACTATTATTATGATAACCTAAATCTTGAAAAAAGTCAACGGTATCAAACAAACTGTTGTAATTTAGCAGGAAATACAGCATATTAAAACTTATTTTGTGCCCTGTACTTTTTACGATGCTTAGGTTATCTAAAAAATCTTTCCAACTACCCCCATGACGTATGTATTCAAATTCTTCACCTGTTGTTTCTGCACTAATAGTCCAATGAACATTTTCGAATTTGCATACAGTATCAAACACCCGGGTATCTGTTTTACTAAGGTTAGTGTTTATTCTTAGATTTACACCAGGATTTTGTTCTAGCAATATGTCGAGCAAGTCTTGATTCTGTTTCATTAACAGTGGTTCACCGCCTGCTAGATAAACATGCTTGTAGTTTTTAGCATTGTCAAATATGTAGTTTTTGAAATCGTCTAATTGTTGATCACTGGGTTGTTCTACGTGTTGTTTTAGTTCGCTTGCCCACTTACTGCTGAACTCACTGCTACAATACACACAAGCAAAATTACACAGGTTACTCCATCTAATGTCTATTGCTTTTAGGTCATGATTGTTGTGTGCATAATCACTTAACGGTTCTTGTTTAAGTTCTCTAATGTAAAAGATCCTGTCACTGATTATATCAAATGCACGTTTACCACCTTCTAAATCGTAACAGGTATGGCAATCAGGACCAGGTTGATCATTGAGCATGCATTCTTGCGTGTGTAAATTTGTTTCTCCATAGAGGATATCCTGTATACTATTGTCTTTGATATTTCCTATGCTACCCGCACTGCGTATACAATTTTTTACCTTTCCGTCAAAGTTGTACATTAACCCTTTCCAGGGCATGGGACAAAACACTCCATTGGTTAGAATACGTTTTGCATCCATTAGATATCCGGAGCCTGCTTTTTAAATGTAATTGAAAAATCACTGGGAAAAAGTTTATGTTTTCTACATTCAATGTAGAAGTTACAAACTGCATGTACCCATTGGTTTACATCTGCTGCATTTTCGTTAGCAATATTATATGGTTGCGTAGCAACAGCACCCGGGCGAATAGTTACTATTCTAACTTTGTTGTCCTGTGCTTTTAAAGTCTTGCATGCATCTTCAAGAGCTCTTTTCTGTACCCTATATGCAATAATAGCTCCAGTGGAATGATTGTCAACTGTAGGAAGATTGTAACTCTCTGTCATTGCAGTTCCTATATTCCAAATCATCTTGGTATTATCGTCTTGCCAATGATTAGCAACTTGCAAAAGCAGTTCGGTTTGAGCAAATCCACTTTGTGCATTGTTAATAAACATGTCACATTCTGTGATAATTTTAGTTACGTGGTCAATGTCCTTTATGTTAAATCCATTACGTTGACTGATTCCAACAATGTCGTGTCCTCTGTCAGTGAGGTAGGTTGCAAACGCCTGTCCAATGCCGGCTGTGTGTCCAGTGATAGCAATTTTCATAGATAGTCCTTTATTGATATATTGCGCAAGGTATCCTGTTTGTTTATATAGTTGTCTAATTCTATTTGGTTGCAGTCTTGCGTAGCGATATGTTTTACAATATCTTGGTTTTGTAAATTATTTTTAGCGGATTGCGTTAGACTGTTTGTAAAGGTTGGATCAAGTGCAATAGGACTGGTAAGAAAAGCCCAATCATGATCAAGTCCGACGTTTCTGGCGTATGTTGTAATGTTATCAAAATCTTTTACGTTAAGAGCACTTACGGTAGTCCATGCTTGTAATTTTAAATTTTTGTACTCTGATTTCAAATGGTTATACTGATCCACAATTTTTGTGTATCGAGTCCACTTTATTGGCCAACGCACATAGTCATGAACTTGTCCAACACCATCGAGACTTAATGTTATTATAACAGTGATATTTCGTTTAAGTATATCTGTTAGGTGTGGCAAAACTTTACTACCATTGGTGTTTACTCTCAATACTTTTACGTGATCTGGCAAGTTTGCTAAGATTTGCTGATACGCTGGACTAGCAGTAGGTTCACCGCCATTTAAATCAAGTTCAACTATTCTGTCTCTAGGTATTTGTTTAAACAACTTACTATTGTCTACTTTTATATAATTGTTAGATGTTAAACTTCCTATTTTTGTGCTAAGTCTTGCACTACATGTTTGACACGCACTATTACAGATGTTGTCAAGGACACCGCCTAGGATTAGATAGTCTTTTCTGATAAACGATAATAACTTATCTCGCTCTATACTGTTCAAACGGATACTGTGTGGCTGTTCAGTTTCTTCAGTTTGCTGACAGCGACGGCATTCTAACGGCCATTGGTTATTGCTCATTTGACTTTTTACACTGCCTAGCCAACTACTGTTTTCCATTTCTTCCCAACTACTAAATGTTGGACTGCCCACCATATGCCCACACTTGCCTATAGAGCCATTGGCATTAAAGCGAACAAAATGTTCTAGTCTAGGGCAGTAAAGTTTTTGCAATTTCTCGAAACCTTTCTGTAAAGATATCATACACACCACTTGGATGTTGTTTTACATGTTCAATGACTTGTCGGAAAGTTAAACTCACACCGTCGAAGTCCTGAAGCATCTGATCTAAGAACCACCATAGCTTCATGTCTTCACTGGTACTTGTTAACACCTTTTGTACAAAATCATTGCTCGGCTTTGTGATACCTGCATTTCTATTGTGTTTAGTGATATTTGCTATATCTTGGAAATTTCTGAAACATAGTTTAGCATTAACATTGCAAAACCTTGACAGATTTACTAACCACAGAAACTGCGGGAGATAATGTCTGTTTAAAAAATTATACCGGGTAGCAAACCAAATGCAGGTACTAGGATCAAGATGAGGATGATCCCTTATTAGTTGCTGGATGTAAGTGTTTACGCCACTGATGTAACGCTGTTGTGGGTCTCTGATGTAAACGTCGATGTTGTCTAAATCAGCAATTTCGTGATTACTGTAAACCTTTAAGTTGTTATCTCTTATTTCGCGTCTCAATGAAGAACTGCCGTTTTTTTGTATGAGATAAACAAATTGATTGTGAGATAGCATTTCTACTACCTCACAATCGTTAGGAAACAGTTCAGTATCGAACTGTGTTAACATTATTGAGTTTGTTGTCTGCTACGGATCATCGCTAGGATGTCTTCAGCCTTCTGATTGGTTGCTGGTGCTTCAGTTTGTACTGGTGCCTCAGCAACAGGGGCTGACTCAGCGGCCGACTCTGCCACAGGGGGAATTGGTGCAGGAGTCGGCGTTGGAGTTGCTTCCGCTACAGGAGTGCTAACCGTTCCAGAGCCATTATTTGGAGCAGTTGCAGGAGCACTGAAGCCTGCTGGACGGAAGTAAGATCCCCAACGTTCTGGGTCATAAGGTTGCCCGTCTACACTGGCTTCGAACATTTCTTGCATGATCTTTTGCTCTTCTTCACTTGGACGCTTAGGAAGGAAATCGTTCAAGTTGAACAAGCCGTGATCGTTTACTGCTTGAAGTTCTTCTACAGTCAGTGCAGTTTCTTTACGGGCCCACTTACTGGTTGAGTAGTCTGCATATCCGCCTTTGCTTGTTTTGCTTACACGGAAGTCAAGACCACGTTCATAGTCTGTTGGCAGTTCTTCCAACTCAGGATCCATCAATGCTGATTTGATGATTTGGAAAATCTGCGGACCAATTATAAATCTGCGGATTGGGTTTGCTGGTGTATTATCGTCATTGATCGCATTCTCTCGAACAAATCCTTGCATGATGTAACTACGCTTCTTCCAATACTTGCGTCCCATGTCTTCAAGGCTTGCGTCCTTGAACCATGTGCGTACTTCAGAAAGAATAGAGCATGATTCGCCCCACATTTCCACACAAGGTACTTGTACCAATGTATTGCGAGAGTCCATCTCGCCTTTGATGCCATTGAATGGCAGTTTGATCATTGCACGTTCTACCCAAAAGAACGTGTTGTTGTTATCCCCATCAGGAAGGAAGCGAAGTAACGATGAGTCGCCTTCGTTCATGTTCCAATGTGGGTAAATTGCGTTGTCGCCGCCTTGACCTGAAGTGCCTTGTTTGCTCTCTGCGGCCGAGAGTCTAGCACGAATTTCTGCTAAAGATGCCATATTGTTTTTCCTTTGCCTATCTAAATGCCTACGATGAGCAACTACTCATCTGTGTTTGCCTAAATGCATAACACTGCGTACAGTATATGCAATGTTATTTAGTATGTCTACACAAAACGGTTAAATTATGTTCTCGAAATGGTAAGAATTTTTTCTTGGATATTTTGCGGTATCTGTACGTCATACTGCTCAAACCATTGAGGATCAATGTCCTTGTCAGTGCCAAAGAAGGTCCAAAATTTTGCTTGGTTTTCGACATCAGCGTCTATACGCAATGGCCAAAATTCAAGCCCTATGTCTTCACCAAGTATATTAGCACGAAACACTTCTAATAGATCCCATTCAGTCATGCTTAAACTTTCTTCTGTTGGTCCAAATCCTATTATACGCTCTTCTTTGATTAAATGCAAGTGTACTAGATTAAAATCATTGACATGAATTTTACTTACATATTCACGTAATCGCATCAGGTGATGTTTTTCTACCCAACGGAAAGGTGCATGATGAGTGAACAACAGTCGGTTATTTTTTTCTAACAGTATGTTTGGTGTTTTTAGAATGTGTTGCAGATAACTCCTATTCTGTGCGTGGATAAGTTTATTACGACGCGGTACATAATTAAAGGGTGTACTGCCGTAGTTTAGCATTTCTTTCAAATAGACGTCACCATCGGTGACGTACCAAAGATCTCCTGGCAAGAATCTATCAATGTTTAGTTTTACCAACTGTTGGGTAAGCCAACCATCCCAAATATATGGCCAGCCAAATTCACTAAACTTTACCACACGAAAATCAAAGTTGTAAAATTCTTGAATGTCTTGAATATAATCGCCATCCCAAGTATTATATTGTTGCCCAATATCGTCTACAAAAAGATAAACAGGTACCTGCCAATCAGTAAGATTTAACAGATTTTTGATAGTGAGTAAGGTAGTAACGCAGTGACCAGGGTAGGTGATCACTGCGATTGCATCTGGAGTCATTTAGATAACTGGAGAATTCTCTGGAGTTCGTCTTCTAGCATTGGGTCACGTTCTGCTTTGAGTGCTTGCTTGCCTGTGTCAATGTCAACTACTTCTTCAATTTCGTGCTGTCCGCCGCAGTGTTTGCATTCAGGTCCACATCCACACTTGCCCTGTTCGTCAATTTTAGCATCGCAACAACTACAAGTGTCGCCAGCGTGTGCTTCTTCTAATTGCTCGTCTTCTTCGGGCTCTTCTTCTGTTGGGTTTTCAATCAGATCATCCACCCAACGCTCAAAAATATCTGCTTCTTTCATGTTAGTTTCCTGAATCTTTGCTAGTAATGGAAGAGCTTGTTCAACCCTTTCGTCTAGACTTTGCTGGATAAACAGTTCACGCACAGCATCAACTGTTTCATCTAAATCTGAGATTGTAATAGGATCAAATGCTTCAAGCTCTTCGTGATAGCCTCTACGTCCAATCATACGTTTTGCTTTTCTTTTCAGTGCTGAATAGTGATTTACTGCTTGCTCAACTAGTTCGCCTGCTTCACCTGAATAACCTTTATTTTTGCTTGCCCTTACAAATCTTTGTAGTGTAGCCATTTCAGCCATCATTTCAACGATGTGATGCCCAAATGCATCATATGGATTACCGCCTTCAGCAACGTGACGTGCCATTGCTTTACCACCAGTAAGACTGGTAAATGGCAATTTAAAACGTTCACCTTCTTGGGTTTGTACAAAAAGTGTTTTTACATTGCGAAAACGTGCCTCATCCTCTCCAAGAGGACGGCTGTGTTTGATAATGAGTTTGGTTTCCATTGGCTGGTTGCTATAACTGGTTTTACTAGTGCCGTAGTAGCCTTCTAAGAGTTTGCCTTCTGTTACTGCTGCCATGGTTTTCATATTGTACTTTAAACGGTTCATGTTGTTTAAACTAAAAGTGTACATATTCTTTTTGGCAAGGTTTCTCAACAGGTATAAAAAATCATACCAGTCATTCTTGTCATCACTTTCCATGGTGCGTCCTACGTTATCGCCGTAGTAGACTTCCATGTTGCTTTCGCTGTCTAATAACACTACAACAGTGCCGTAGTTTTTGTTTTCAGTTTTGTATTCAAAACTAAAAAGGTCTGCTTGGCCCGGATCAATAACATCTTTGCCCATAAGGTCAAGAGGCTTTGGATCAAAATCCTTGCTTACCAGTGTATCATATAATTGTTGTGATGTCGAATTAGTTGCCATATGCTTATTTATTAGAACATTGCCACAAACGGCATAGGTTCTATACTATTATCCTCATGGTCTGTCATTTGTCCATCCAACTCTTGATGGTAACTTTGTAGCACCTGCATCATACGCACTGCTAGTACCGTCGACATAACAAGATCGTCTGTTTCTCCAGGCTTAGCGGCATAGCTTGTTCCGTGTGCAACAAAGTTTTTTAGTTCGCTAATCAATGGACGGCTGAATATTGTCATACGATTTGTTTCAATAAGGTTTTTAAGTTTTGCACAAGCGGCTAATTTTGGCTTGTGTGTGGTGTTGAAACCTTTGCGTCCTCGGCCAGTCTTAGGATCACTTAAAAAATAACCTTGAATATTTTCCTCACCGTAATCCCTGATACTGATAAGTGACGCTTCACCAATGGTATTGTTTTCGACTGTGTAGTAAACGCTTTGTACATCTTGCACAATGTCATGAATGTGCTTGCAGATGTCGGCAAGGATACGAATCTGCTCTGGAATAGTTGTGCGATTATGCCGCCATTCAGCCACCTGTTCGTTGGTATTTGCTTCCCATACTTGTATAGCCGCTGGATCGCCACCTGTACCCAGACTTGGGTCTAGTGCAACAGCATATATACGTCCTGGTTGTGGTGTTTTGTACCACCGTACCTGTCCAGTTTTGTATGCTGGTTCTATGCCTTCTAAGTCTAATAATTTTGCAGGAGCAATCAATGTCTCGTCATTGATAATAAACTCGCAATCCATTTCTCTACGGAAACGATCTATACCCAAAATATTACGTTGCTCTTCGGCCCAATCATCGTCACGGTCAGGGTGTTCGTGCCAGTATGCACGATATGCCTTAAAACCATTAATACCAGTTTCAGTTTCGTTGCCATACTGATCCTCAGTTTTGTTTGCGCCTTTCCAGATAAAAGCAAACTGGTCTTCATCACTGTTTGGTGTACTGGTTATAATTGCATTACCACCTGTGCTGAGTGTAGGCGATATGGATGTCCAAAACTCACGGGCAATAGTAGGTCGCACAAACGCAAACTCGTCACAGTACAATAAGGTAATACTCATGCCTCGGCCAGTGTTTTCAGTTGTGGTTTGCGCAACTATTCGACTGCCGTTGTCAAACTCTATGCTCCCTTTGTTGTAACTGGTAACACCTGCTCGTATGTGATCAGGGCAACTTTCGTATGCATAACGCACACGTTGCATGATTTCCTGCGCACCTGCATATTTGTGTGCGGCAACAAGGATGGTACTGTCTGGCTTGAACATAGCAAACCATAACAAATAGCCAGCGGCACTTGTTGATTTGCCTGTTTGCCGTGGCATCATACTGATACTGTATCTGTAGTTGTGATAAGTGCTTATCAGCCTAGTTTGAAAGTCATAGGGCTGGTACAACATTTTACCTTGCACAGGATGCTGAATGTAAAAGAAGTGGCTCATAAAGTATGCAGGACCAGTCTCAGGATTAGCACATTGTACAAAGTCTTCAATTTGTTGTTCTGTATAACTTTCTCGGCTGTAGGCTTTTTTAACCAGTACGCCTTCTAAACTTTTGCTCATACAATTACTTATTGTAAATACCATGTATGAGCAATACTTTGGTGCTTGCACCCGACTACCAACCTGTCAACTTTTTACCACTGAGCACCATCCACTGGACTGCCGCTGTAAAACTGTACTTTCTTGAAAAAGTCAATGTGCTAGAGTGGTATGATGATTGGACGATTCACAGTGCAACTATTGAGATGCAAGTTCCTGCTGTTGTGGTTACCAAAAAAGGATTCAAAAGAGAAAAGCATGGCAAGATGCGTTTCACAAGGCACAACATGTTCTTGCGTGATTTGTTTTCTTGTCAATATTGCGGCGAAGCCTACAGCGGACGTAATCTCACCATCGATCATGTAGTACCACTTAGCAAGGGTGGCAAAACGAACTGGGAAAACTGTGTCACGGCTTGCAAAAGTTGCAACAGTGCTAAAAGTGACAGATTAGTACAACCAAAAGTAAAACCTGTATGTCCTGATTACTGGAAATTGGTTAATGGTGTAAAAAATACAAGCGTTGTTGTACAGCACAGCAGTTGGCCACAATACATTGGCGTAAAAAATACCACGCTAATAAATCAAAGGGCCTGATGTATCTCTGGCCAAAGTTCAGCAAATTTTCCTTTTTGATCAGGATGATACTGTGTTTCAATATCCTCAATGTGTTGCACAAATTCTTGTGTGAGAGTTTCTCCTGAAATTTTATTTTCTAGACTGGCTTTAACGTTGTTGAAGAACCAGTTCTCTTGTCCGTTAAGATTGAACTGTGATTGTGCCTTTTGTATTTCTTGTAAAGCCAACTCTCTAATTACACTATTGTGTCTAAGTGGATCAAGATACTCAGGCTGGTAAAGGGTTTGCCACATGATGCTTACGCCTTTGCCGCGGGCAAACCGCATAATTTCAGTAAGCCTGGTACAATTGTATATATTATACACTGCATGGATGCCTCCATGATGTCCCCTATGTTGCATTAAAAAAGTTACCCAAGAAAGATTCTTTTCTAATTGTTGCCAGTTGCCTCCATGTCTGACATATTCAAATCTTGGACCTACATTTTCAAAACTCATGCTCCAGCCAACATTGCTACGCTCAAACAACTGTTTAGCAACTTGATTATTATCAAAGTCAACACTCATGTTTGTGATAATTGTTACAAGTCTGTCTTTAGGCAATAATGCTAGAAGCGTGGCGTTTTCTTTAAGTAGCAATGGTTCGCCACCAACTAGGGCAACTTCGCGAATGTCTCCACTATTGGTCATCATATAATCAATAACCTGTGTGTGATAAGGTTTGACGCCATTGTCTACATATTCCTTTTTAAGTCCTGCCCACTTACTACTGCAATATGGTCCGCAATAGTTGCAACTTAGGTTACAAGTAATGTTCCAACGCACGTCAATTAAAGTAGGAAGATGTTCAGTTAACTCGGCAGTTTGAGCGTCAAATTCTGGATTTACATTGTTATGCCAGTCACGTTCGCTACTACCATTACGCTCTGCTTGAATACAATTATAACAGTATTCTGGATGCAAGTCACCCTGCTTGATACTAGCACGAATTTCTTGCATTTTGTCACTGTGTATAATGTCAACTAAGTTTTTGGTATTCAGGTCACCAAGCATGTTTGGATCGCCAGCACAACAGGTTTTGACATCTCCACGAAAGTTTATATGCAGACCTCTCCAGGGTGCGGCACAATAACGTTTTGTCATGTTTTACTTACGTGGTTTGCGGGGTTTGTGTTTGTTTTCTTGTTGTTGGCGAACAGTAGGATCCTGGCGAGGATCCACTGTTGGTTGTTTAGGTTTTTGTACTGGCTCCAACGAGCCAAAACGTATACCGGTTATCACTTTTCTTTGCTTTCCTTGAGTACTGCTTTGTCATACTCTGCACGATCAACTATACCCTCATTTAGCAAACGCTCACGATTGATCATGTGCTGTGCTTGGATATCATCCTTGCTACCGCCAAAGTAAGGAACACAATGTCCTTCTTCAATCATGATTTGTGTAACTAGACGTCCATCTGCGGCACGGAAGTCACCTAGTATGCGTCCAAACTTGCCCTTCATGTCCTCGCCATTCTTATCTTCTGTGGTGATAAGTTTAGCGTCTTTTTCTAACAACGAGTACAATCTGTTTTTAGCAGCAAGCCCAAACAGTTTTTCTACATCATCGCTGGTGCGGCTTTCTGGTGTGTCAATTCCCATTACTCGCACACGCTCGTCTTTTAAACAAACGCCAAATCCCAAATCAATATCTACATCCACAGTGTCGCCGTCCACAACTTTGACCACATGAACGTCATACTCGTTAGTGTTCATACTAGCTCCTTTTTATATTATATAGGTATTTATTAGAGTTGGTACCAGCCAAGTCCGCCACCAACTGTGACGTTATTGTTGTCTGCTGTCACTGCAATGGTAAGCAAATCACTGGTACCGTCAATGGTTCGACCTAGTTGGTAAGTGAAAAGATCTTGGCCTTCGAGTGTTACTGGCTCCCCTTTGTTGGTAATAAATCCTTCACCAATTTGTGTACCGCCAGTGATAGTTGCGGAGGTGGTGCTTGATTCAACAAAGGTGCTGGCATTACTAAAGCTCAGTGTGGTGTTTGCTGTGGCATTCAGTAATAGTTTATAGTGTAGATTTTGGTTACTGTCGGTGAGAATGTTTAAGTTGCTAGGTACAATTACCTTGTTTATACCTGCTGTACGCAACTGAATGCTTACAAGATTATAAAAAGTTCCGGCTGTTGTCATTGTATAATATGTTAAGCCTCTGCCTGCAAATACACTTTGACTGCGGCCTTGATAACCGCCACTGCTGATCACTGTGCTACAAATCTGTTTTAAGGTAGCACCTGTGCTTATTGCACCAGTGTTTGTGATTTCATATCGTATGCTTTGTTCAGCACTAGTCATATAAGTTGTATCACCAGTGATGTTTGCGTTGTGGAATGTATGTGCTAGCACCAATGTGCCATTGATAAAGAAACCGGTGCGAACACTTCCTACACCTAACCATTCAAGATCAATGTAAAAAATGTTACTCTTAGTGACATCAAGTGTGATACCGCTACTGCCAGTACCGTCTAGTTTGTCACCATTCCACGAGTCTTGTGCTACACGGGTTTCAACTATGCTTCCTGTTACAAAACTGCGTAGTACCATGTACAATGTGTCATCATCTTGTTCAAAGTATATGCCGTTGTTGGTGGTAAAGTAGCCAACTCTCTGACGTAGATTGGTTTGAGCACTTGCCATACTAAATGTGTTTAAGATTTCTAATGCCTTGCCTGGCTGGTATGGAAATGTTCTGTAGCTCTGACGGATCACTTCATCGCCTGATGCAGTAGTGGTTGTCATGCTCAAAGAGCTTTCGTTAACATTGTATGTTGTGCTACCACTTCCTGTTGTATCAGTGTCAAACTTGCCGTTGTCCTCACCTACAAGACTGCTATCAAAAAGTGTAAACGGTTGTGCAATTCTTTGTCTGCCAAATGCATCAGTTCCAGCACTGCCGTCTCCTGGTGCGTATGATACTGTTCTAATAATTGGTTGACCAAGGCTGTTGTAATCCATAGCATTACACAGTCTCTCGGTGTTGGGTTCGAAACTGTGTGTATAGTTGGTGCTGTTTGGATTATAGTTGGCCATCTACGAGTTACCTCGGATAGCCTTTAAAGCCTTGAATGGGACTCTTGTTGTTTACTGCGTCTGGTTCTTGGCTGCCACGTGATGCACCATCAGCAACTGCCATTCCTAGTGCCTTGTATGCTTGCTTGGCCATAGCACGTTCTTCGTCGGTGTATGTGCCAACAAATCCTTCTTGGCCCATCCAACTTTCTGGATCAGGTTGAAACTCCATGTTTCCATCTTTGTCCATGCCAGCAACAGCCATTGCCGCACGATACATGTCATAGTAGCCACGAGTTCTAAGATGTCCAGGACTAGCCTTCTCATGTGTAGGGTGTTGTTGTCCTTTTTGAAGTTTATTTCTTCCTAAACTTCTTAGTTCTGTTAGAAACTCACGGGCTCGCATTAACTCATTACTCCTGCGTTTGCACTGCTGGCTGTGCCATATTCTGCGGCTGTGCCATTTGCACCCACAATGGTGAGTTCATTGCCCACACCAACGTAGATATAACGCACACTGTTTGCAGGAATCACAATAGCGGCACTCCAGATTGTGTCAGTGTTTTCATATGGCTTACCGGTAAGTTTTACCTGTGCCGTTACGCTGTTTGTGCCTGTGCTGATTTTTGCTTTGTCTGTGGTCCACACTGTATCAGCGATTGCACCTGCATAAACTGTTGATTGACTTGCCATTAACTAACTCCTGATGTTCCTGAACTTGCTGTGCCACATTCCTCAACTGTAAAGTTGCTACCTGTGACCGTCATGCGATTGCCTACGCCCACATATACACTCTCAAATGTGTTTGCTGGGATAACTACATCTCCACTGAAAATTGTATCTGGAAATGTTCCATCACTGGCACGAAGTTTTACATTGTAGGTAACACTGGTTGTACCTGTGCTTACACGAACTTGATCAGTAAACATCACAGCATTCGATACGGTGGTGTATACATTGGCTAGGCTTGCCATCTATTATTTTCCTTTTAGTATCTTGCTTACTGGTTTCTTGCTCCACATTCTGCAACTCCAGTAACCTGCTTTTGTGCGATCCTTTTTGTCTGCGCAGTTGTGACGAGCACGGAAGTTCTTACGAGCTTCTGGATTGTCCCTGCGTATCTGCATATTTGGATCACCAAAGTTTACTTTCTTTACGTTTCCTGTTTTAGGATCTTTTACATAAACTTTGTATTTCTTAACATCGCCACTCATTGGCTTGCCAAGTTTAACTTCACGTCCTTGGTACTCTGCTTCGTCAATTTCTTTTTCATCGTCGATGTACTGACAACCGCAGTGTTCCATAACGTCGAGAGCAAATTCATCTGCTTCAAGGATAACCAACTCGTGGTTGTGATACATCACAGGCATTTCTACTGCTAGTTCTTCATTGATCTCCGCAGTGAAAATATCGCCTGTTACAGCAAACTCACTGCGTCTTTGGCTTTCTGTAATGTATCTCTTGAAACTCATTTGCTCTTAAACTCCTTGTATAGTGTTTCTAAATGACTCTTAACGTCTTCGCCTTCGCTTACTTGCTGGCTCATGTTAAGTGTGTCTTTGCCAATGCCTGTCATTGCCATTGGGTTGTCGCCTGGATTGTTTGGATTGATCTGCTTCTTTGGACCGTTTAGTCCACCTGAGATGCTATTGATCAGATAGTGCATGTCGTATGTAACACCGTTGTCTGCACTGTTTGCTTCGTCTGCTTCACAAGCAACCTCCATGAAGTTTTCTCCCATTGGATCCATGCAATCATATGGACAATCCATGTGCTCTGGCTTGCCTTGTTCGTCGCCACAGTTTTTGCAAACTTTCTTTGTCATTGCTTGAGGTTGTTGTGGTACTGCGGCAAGTTGTAGCAGTTGTGCTAGTGCCATTGCGTCTTCACCAGTTGCTGTAACGCTAACACTTGGCTCGCCTTGATCACTTGCACTGATGTTTACATTCATACCTTCTGTGATCATGTTATCGACACGGCTGTTGTATCCTTCGTATACACTAGCGTTCTTGTAAATGCCTGCGCCGTCTACACTTGTAGCGACTGCACCTGCTGTTGTAGTTTCTTCGACTTCTTCGTCGCCTTCATCTTTAGGTGGTTCAACATCATCGGCATCTTCCTCATCATCCTCTACACTCTTCATGTAGTCACGGGCTGTGTCAAGATAATCCATTGCTTTGGTAATCTTGCTCTGTACCCATTCTGGAAGATTGTCATCGCTGTCAATAATGTCCTGTAGTTCTTGTGCGGCATCATGTACTACGTCAAGTTGATTGTCGGCCATTTCGCCTTCTTCATCATACTCGTCTTTGTCGTAGTCTTCGCCAAGACTGTCTTTAATACCCATTTTATCTTTTATTACAGCCTGTCCTTCAGGAGAGAGTGCCTTTCTCAACATAGCTTCGGCTTTCTTAACGTCGCCTCCGACCATTTTTGCGTACTGTGCTATAATTTTCTTTTTCATTTCCTCAGGCATTTCTGAGTAGGCATCTTCGTTCACATCATCTGTGAGTGCATCAGCAGTGTCGGCGTCCATTTGGACCTTGTACTTTTTACCGTTGAACATAAAGTGGCTCTGTCCTGCTTTCTTAGCATTGGCAGCCGCGGTGTTAAATGCATTATCTTCTTCAACATCTTGTTCTTTAAGAGCTTCAGGATAAAATTCCTCGAGTTCTTTTTTAAGTGCCATAGCATCCTTTGGTGACATTTTGCTTGCCATTTTGTTATATTCGCCTTGAATATTTTCATCAGCAAAGTCATGTTTGTCAAAAAAGTATTCACGAGCTTGATCTAAACTTACAGCTTCTTTGACTTCTACGTCTTCTAATTTCATATCTTCTTTTCCCAGTTGTTTGAGCACGTCGCGAACCATGTTGCTCACGTCGCTGGTACCAAGATCTCCACCTTCGTGGAACTCGGCAACGCTTTCAATAGCATCGTTTAAATCTAGTATATCTACTTCACGCACCAATGCACCAAAGTTCTTGGCTCTCATCATACGCTGTGTGATTGCACTGGCAATGTCTTCTACGCTTGCACCATCGTAATCATCTTCCATTGCTTCTTTCACGCTTTCGCCAACATAGTGCCAGTTATAAGCACCTGCACCCATGTAACCGCCGCGTTCGTAGCCGGCCATTTCCATTGCGTCATTACTGTCGATGCCATTTTCTTCGGCCCACTTCATTACATAGTAAGGACGCTGGCTGGCAGATACTCTAGCAAACTTTTCTACAATCTCAGGATCAGGATCTGCACCTTCGTTTGTGGCTTTTTTTGCAGGGAAGTCAGCGTGGATGAAATCCATCATTTTGTCAAGGATTTGTTCTTGGTCGTCGTCTGGGTGTCCGCCAATCTCTTGTGAAGCATTAGCATACATGTTATCAACAAATTTGCGAACAGCGTCGCCATATTTGCCAATTTGTGCATCAGCTAACATTTCGTAACCTTCGTCACCTGCCGCAACAACAGCGTCCATAAACTTTTCAACTTCTGGGTCAACTGCTTCGCTTACCTTATTTAGACTTTCTAAAATCTTGTAAATGCTATCCATTTTCATTCCTTTATCTCGCAAAACTCTTTACTTCGGGGATTTCATTTTGCTTGCTCATTGGACTTTCATTGTTCATTGGAAAATCACTAGTGGTTTTTGCGGCCGGGGTTTTGCCACCTGCAATAGTAAAATCACTCTTGTATTCATTTTGTACAACAATCTTGTGCTCAAATGGATCAGCACTGTAATCATCGCTTAATTCTTTCTGCTCTGCGTTTGGTGCAGGGAAATCAGTGTCTGCTAGTACGCTTTCTGGTTGCTGTTCATAACCTTCACGCTCTTGATCCAACTTTTCAGCATACTCACGTGGTTGCATAAGCATGCGGTTTGGATCCATGCCCAGCAATTCGCATACTTGACGCATACCAATCTCTGTTGCCGGATAGTTAAACGAAACGTCCATGTGTGTTACACGCTCGTTTGCAAATGCTGGAAAGTCAGGCAGTGTCTTCATAACTGGAGTTGACTTCTTCTCGCTCATCTTGATTACATCAAATTGAGCCATACTTTTTTCCAATTGATTCATCTGTTCTGCGGTGATGTCACCTGCAATTTTAATACGATAATCAAAGGTTTGTTTGGTTTCCACCAAATATTGTGCAAAATTCTTCATCTTTTTCCCCTATATGCTATTTAGCATCTTTGTCTAACAAACGCTTGAGCAACTCGTTTCTGTCCAGTACCATACCAGTGCCAGTCTCTGCTTCAGCATCAGGATCTTTGTTCATCTGATCCATGCGCAGTTTCTTGAGTTGCAGATCAATCATTTTAAGTTTCTTGTTTACCTTGGCATTCTTTGCTGTGATGGCATGCCCAAGCATGCTACTGGCTGTGTTGAATATCTCACTGGCCCATCTGCTGTCCACATTCATGCCAAGATCCATAAGATCGTCAAATGTCTTGGTTGCTTTTTCAGCAAGTTCATCCATTTCACGGTCACTGCTTTCTAGTCCACGTACTTGTGGCAGTGCGGCATTGATTTTATCCAGTTCACTGAGTGCATTAGTGTACTCAGGAATGTCGTCAGCAGTGCTGACTTCTTGTTTTGGTTCTACTGTTTCTTCCTGTTGCGGTAGATCAAACAGTTCTTCAAGTTTCTTTGTCATACTGATATTTAACTAAATATACACATTGAACGGTATATTTGATGAGAGACCTACTAGACAAACTTAATTTTATCACAGAAGCACCTATTACTACTAGTACAAACAAGTACGGAGGCAAGTATCTTGAAATACTACAACACAAGATTGCAAACGGTGAGGCTATTGAACTAATCCCTGACGTGCATGACACAATTGGTACAGACGTTGTGCTTACCAAAGACAATGTTGCCAAGATTAACCAAGCATGGTTTGGACGTCCAGAGTTTCCTGCAATCAGTGATATGAACTTGGACATTGAAGGTCTTATTGTGCCAGCGGATAAAAATGCCAGAAACATTGAACTAACAACTGATGATGGGCAGGTTGTTAAGCTCAATCAAGTTCTCAAAACAGCAGAGTACAAAGGTGGCAAGCCATTCAACAGTGGAGATGTAAGTGAAGGTTTGCTAGGTGCCGCGGTAGCCGCAAGATTTATGTCACGTGATAAAGACATAGAATCAAAAGACATTATTGCGGTGCTTAAGGATCTTGGGTCAGGCACCAAAGCAGGAAACACTGGTAACAATCTTGCAGGCACAACTCGAGGACGCAGTGCAAACGACAGTGTAGAGTTTAAACTTGCACTAAACCAAGCAAACTACAAAATGTTACAAACAGTAGCAAACAATCCTAACAACATACACCCAGACATCACTAAAATGATCAACAGTGCTGTTTTGTTTGCAAACACAAATCCTGGTGTGCTATCTGCTGTGGACAAGATTGTAGACGATCCCAAGGCAAACCAAGTTATTGTCAGCAGTGATGGTGTAAGTGAGCAAACTGGCACAAAAGCAGATTTATTTCTTAGTATCGATGGCACAAGTGTAAACTTGTTAAGTTTAAAAGCAGGTGATGTTAAACAGTTTGGACAAGTAAGTGGCTACAACTTCCGTGCTATACAGCAGTTTTTTGAACAAACTTTTGGTGCAGATATTCCAGACAACTTACGCACCGCTGACGAAGGTGATGCACTTGCAGGATTTAAAGACATACAAGCCGCTTATCAAGAAGCCGCGGACGATATCTCACAGGAACTAGCAGGACAGCGTCCAAAGAGAGAAGCAGACTTTGTAGAAAGACTTTACAAAGGCATTGCTTATCATGCAACCCGCAACGACAGCGCCATTTCTATGGTCATCCTCAATACTGGGGCTATTCCAGGCTATAAAGAACTTGGGTTTGGCCCAGAACTTGATCAGGCAATGCGCCAAGTAGATCTTGATGTCGCACTCGAAACAAATCCTAAAAACAGTAGGCTACAGATATTCGGAACTAAAGCAGACGGTACACGCAGTCAGTTGCTACAAATGCGCAGTAACTATCAAATCGAAGCAGGTAAGCCGTACGTTCGTAACAGGGTAGAAATGGGTCCACTGCTTAAAGAGATTGCATTAATTGAAAAAGAAGAACAAAAACCAAAAGCTGCTAAAACAGCAACAACTGGATTAGATAAAACGCAACTAGGAAGAAAGCGTCGGAACGAAGTTTAACGTCGGCGTTTATTGCCGCCCTGTCTAAAGATGTCATCCTCTGTGATTACTCGAAAAGCAATTCCCTGTTGCTTGCACCAAGCCCTTGCTGCTTCCCACTTAGCATGGTTCACCGCTACCACAGCACGTTGTGCGTTGTTTTGCTTGCTTTCTGCAATGCTTTGGCCTTTGGGTTTGATTTCAATTAGTTCCGTCACAACAATGTTGTTTTTGTTGCGGTATTGTATTAGGAAGTCAGGCACATAGGTTGTGCGCTGTCCTTTGAGTGGATTGTAGTAGGGTATGCGTACACTTTCACTGCTCCACTTTACAATATGTTCGTTAACATCGCAGAATCTCATGAAAGCGTGTTCCCAACCACTGCGGTATCTTGGACGCCCAGTGCCAATGTACTTCTGAGGATTCATGATTGTGTATAAACCGTTGGCAAATTTGCTCATGTTAAAACGTTACGAGCAGCGTAGAAGTTAGGTGTAATGGTTGCCGCAACTCCTAGTAGTGTCGCATTGCTCCTTAGGTTGTTAAGATAATAGGCAAAAGTAGCGGTAAGTTCAAGTTGTCCTTGCCCGCTCACCTGCTGTAAAAGATCGGTAACAGCAATGCCGCTTTCTTCACTGATTTGAAATAGATTTAATGTAAAGTTCTTAGCGGCTAGTTCGTCGCTGAAAACACTTTTGAAATAACTTAGTACCGTGTCATATAGATTGGCATCTACTTCTAACTGAAAGTTGTAAAAATTATCAAAAATAGTAATGTTTTGATCTTGGCTTGGATTGGTATAGTTTACTGTTGGCATTAGTCGTCCTCTAACCCTACAAACTGAACCCGAGGTGCTCCTGCTAAGGCAGCGTCGCTGGTATCAGCACTTCTAGGAGTGTTAGTTTGTCCTAAAGTGGGCTGGTTATTGCTAGGCGTTTTACCAAAAAAGAAACCATCTGATGCATTAAGAGCGGTTTTGGTTGCTCGGGGACCTTGTCCTCTAATAACATCTTTAAACACAGTGTTTGCTTCTTCCTTGATGACACTCTTTAGATTCTTTCCTTTGGTCGCTTGGTATACTGTGCCGGCAGCCTGAACCGCTCCAAGGATACTTGCAGTAGGATTCTTCCCAGCCTGTAGATCACTTATAGCGCCTCCAATTGCTCCAAGAGCGTCAAGCACACCGCCAGTACCTGTAAATGTACTGTTTGCACCAGGTCTAGCCAACGAACTGCGCTCAGTGTCATAGTGTGCAGGATCGAATGCACCACCAGCAAGACTACTCGGAGTTTGGAATTCGTTGAGATTACCAGCATAGTATTTCACTGTTTCGTATTCGATTCGCATGTTGTGTTCCATTATTCCTGTGCCTTCTTCATAGGCATAGGTGTCGTGTGCCCAACTTGTGATTAATGGATTTATTAAGGTATATGCTGCAAACTTCTGTTGAGCGAATCCATATATTGTAATATCTTTAAAAAAGCGTGGCTTGCCGCCTCCGGGTAAACTACTGGTGCCGTCACTATAACTTTCACCAATGTATCCCCAGTCAGGGGTTTCTAGATCTTGTGCGTATATATTTCGACTTTGATAATCAACTTTGTCTGAGCCTGTACCATCTAACACCCCGGCGGAGCCGTTTACCGAAGGTAGATTTCCATAACTATGGCTAGGATCTTTGTAAAAATAACTAAAATAGTTGTACCAAAGTTGTCTGATTAAATCACTTTGATCGTCGTGAAATTTAATGTTAACAGGATCATAGGCTATTGCTGTTTGAACCAGCCTTTTTCTATTGTACTGATTTTGAGTCTCAACATCAAAAGAATAACTCGGCAAGTCAACACTTTTAACAAGTAAACCAAGGTCATTCAGTGAGTTACCCGATTTAAATAGATCGGTAACTTTTGATAAGCTGGTGTTGAGATTAAATTTAACATAGTAGAGAAATTTCTGTCGCGGTGCCAGCTCATAACCGTTTGCACGGAAAGTCTTGCTGGCATGCTTGTAGTCCTTAAGGTAGTCGCTACCAAAGAACCCTTTGAGAAAATCTTCGCCGAAGGCCATGGTTTACTTAGCCTGTAATTACGTCGCCCACAACTCTTGCAACGGTGCTACCAACACCACTACCAATTGGTGTTTGAAGAGCGTTGTCGTAACGAATAGTAAGTGCAATGGTTGCTGGATCATTTGTACCATAGTTCAACGAACCATAATCAACCGCCGATAGATAGCATCCATAAAGTTCCCAAGTTTCTAACACTGTTGGTGTGCTTGCACCATTACCACCGTCTAAGATTTCACAACGTGTGATAAACTTATAGTCAATACCTGCGGCAGCACTTGCTTGTTCAACAAAGTCTAATTGTCTTTGTAGTTGCTCGCCAACCAACTTTGCAACTTCGCCACCTGCATCATCTCGTAGATTACAAGATACATCCTGCCACTGGTGCTTACCAGCTAGTTTTAAAGTTGAGTTATAAATTGGAATGTCGATTGGATCAAACGATACGTTTGGACGTGTGAAATCCATAACCTGTTTGGTCAATTCGGTTCTTGGAGTGCTTACTCCAAAGTTTTCAAATACCACCCTAAAGCGATATTGTAGTTTTGGCATCAACAGACCTTGGGTAGGATTACTCTGATCACTTGCCAAA